TTGACACTACTATCATCAAGCAATAATCCAATTGCAACATTCAAATTTTACGATTTGTTCCCAACAACTCTATCATCATTCCCAATTTCAACAACCGATTCACCAGACAATATCATCACCTGTGATGCAACATTCAGGTACAATTACTTCGATTTAGTATTAAATGATTGATTTTATTGAGCATTTGTGATATAATCTCTGTAAACAGGAGGAATTAAATTATGCAATATGTTGATGAACTACTTGAAATGTGGAACAAAGATTCAGTAATCGACCGAACCGAGCCGGGTCGCGCATTACTGGAGATTCCAAAACTCCACAGCAAGTATCTTGCGGTTCTTTCGAGACATCGATTGATGTCAAAAGACGCAGAATTCAAATACAACAAAATGCGCAAACTGAAATGGGAATACTACACTGGCAAGTTGGATGATGAAACATTGAAGAAACACGGTTGGCAACCGTTTCCTTATGTGTTGAAATCCGACTTGAATACATATATGGACAGTGATGATGACCTGAGAAAGTATGTTGCAACAAAAGCAGTCCATGATGAAGTTGTGGACCTATGCTCAGCAATTCTAAAAGAACTCAACAACCGTACATGGGAATTGAAATCTTTTATTGACTGGGAAAAATTCATTCAAGGAGTATGATAATGATTCAACGATTCACGGTTTACCGCCGCAATCTTTCTGAAAGAGGCACACACAATGAACTGCAACGGAACGATGATTCCGAAGCACAATACGAAGGTGTCATTTTTACGGATGGTACCGTAGCTATAAGATGGTTGACTGCCTGCCGTTCAACATCGGTCTGGTCGAGTCTCGAAGACTGTCTCAATGTACATGGGCACCCTGAATACGGAACGGAAATCGTCTGGCACGATGCCGATGCACCCGCAGTCTGGGCCGATAAACTAAAAGCGTATAATGGAAGAACAGACTGACACAATCAAGTTACATAAGTTAAACGAAACTTATATCAAATTTGAGTGTGATAGGGGTCTTGCTCAAGAATTGAGTGACCACTTCACATTCTATGTACCAAACTATCAATTTACTCCTGCATTCAAGAATCGAGTGTGGGATGGAAAAATTCGTCTTGCAGACCTTCGCAGTTTCACCATCTATCATGGTCTGGTTCCTTACATCGAGCAATTCTGTCAGGAAAGAAAGTACAATCTGGTCATTGACCGTGATGTAAATTCTACAGAAAACTTCTCTCTTAAAGAAGCAAAAGAGTTTGTCTCTACGCTAAATTTGCCTCATGAAGTCCGTGACTATCAATTGCAGGCATTCGTTCATGCGATTCGCAATAAGCGAATCATGATTCTCTCACCGACTGCATCAGGTAAATCTCTGATTATCTACCTCATTCTGCGTTACCTGCAATATGGTGACAAGAAGAGAGGACTTCTCATTGTACCTACGACCTCACTGGTCGAACAGATGTACAAAGACTTCGAAGATTACGGATACGATTCGGAAGAATACTGCCACAAGCAGTATGCAGGTAAAGAAAAACACACCAAGAAATTCCTGACAATCACCACATGGCAATCAGTCTATAACAACCCTTCGGAATATTTCGAACAGTTCGATTTCGTTATGGGTGACGAAGCACACCAGTTCAAGGCAAAATCTTTGACCGGCATTCTGACCAACTGCGTGAATGCGGAGTACAGAATCGGCACAACAGGTACCTTGGATGGAACACAGACACACAAGTTGGTTCTTGAAGGTCTGTTTGGTCCTGTCTATCGTGCGACATCAACCGCAGAATTGATTGAGAAAGGACAACTTGCGAATTTCAGAATCAAGTGTCTGGTACTCAAGTATCCTGAATCAGTCTGCAAAGAAGCTAAAAATTGGGATTATCAAAAAGAGATTGATTGGTTGGTCCGTTTCAAACCGCGCAACGAGTTCATCAAGAACCTTGCACTGTCACTTGACGGAAACACACTAGTACTTTTCCAATTCGTGGAAAAACACGGAAAAGAAATGTATCAAATGATTAAAGAACAGGCGGGTGACCGTCATGTGTTCTTTGTCTATGGCGGAACAGATGTGGAAATTCGCGAGTCTGTTCGCGCTATTACAGAGAGGGAGAAGAATGCGATTATCGTTGCGTCTTACGGTACCTTCTCAACAGGTATCAACATACGCAACCTACATAATGTTATATTCGCCTCACCAAGCAAGTCCGTAATTCGTGTTTTACAATCCATCGGTCGCGTACTGCGTCTTGGGTCGGATAAGGATAAAGCCACACTGTTTGACATTGCTGACGATTTGCGAGTCGGCAAATTCGTGAATTTCATTCTTAAACATTTTGTAGAGAGGGTCAAGATTTATGACAAGGAAAAATTCAGCTACAAATTCTACAACATCGACCTCAAAAAAGCCACCAGTAAAGATGATTAGACTGCGAGGTGGTGAGGATATTATTTGTGTATATAAAGTCGAAGACAAGATTGCTACACTAGAGAACCCACTTATGGTAATGTTCCAGAGAAGTGAGGCAGGCTCAGGAATGATTTTCATGCCTTGGTTGCCTGTTGAATTGATTACCGAGAATATTGCCGTTCTAGATGTCGAAGATGTGATGCTGGTATTGGAACCGCGGCAATCACTAGTCGCGTACTATCATACGCAGATTGAAAAGATTCAGAGAAAACTTGAGGCTGACGATGGTTTTTTCGATGATTCGGTTGACGATGAACCGACAGATGAAGAGTTAAATACGATTGATATGAATATGATTAATCAGGCAATCAGAAAAACACTACATTAAGCACCAATTAATAATTAATCATCAACGGCAACACCGCCACTGTATCACCTGTCAATAGGTAATGCAAGCACTTACACGATTATTTGCCTGACAACAGAAGGAATATTATGACAAAAACCAAATCAAACCACTATGTAAACAACACAGACTTTTTGAATGCTCTGATTGAATACAAGAAACAGTGTGAGGCCGCGAAGACCGAAGGCAAACCGGATCCTAGAATACCGAATTACATTGGGGAATGCTTTCTAAAAATTGCCCAACATCTATCGACAAAACCAAACTTTGCGATGTATCCTTGTCGTGACGAAATGGTGTCTGACGGTGTTGAAAACTGCCTGATGTATTTCAGAAACTTCGACCCTGAAAAGTCGGCAAACCCATTCGCATACTTCACCCAAATCATCTACTATGCATTTCTGCGTAGAATTCAAAAAGAAAAGAAACAACTGTATGTGAAGTACAAGGCAACCGAAAGAGTCATCATCCATGACGGTGAACATATGTTTGAAGACCATGACGGCAACATGAAACCGATTGAACTGTATGAAAACATTTCGGAATTCATCCACAACTTTGAAGAAGCCAGAAAGAAAAAGAAGGCGGCAAAATCAAAAGGGGTAGAGAAGTTCTTAGTTGATGATATCCCGAATGACCTTGAAGATTTGCCTGAATAATCAACCATTTTCGTGTATGATATTCAAACTAATACCAAAATGACATACCAAAATGTATAAATACTCTTAAAGGAGTGTTTATGTTTGGTAGAGAGCAATCAGGTATTAATAGACAACAGGCGATTCTGGAAGGCAAAAAGTCCTACACCAGTATCACACCATGTAAGGTCTGCGGTTCTTATGAAAAGTTTGTTTCGTCTTACTCATGTAAAGAGTGTTCGTTGCGAAGAGGTTACGAAAAACTCAAGAACAAAGAGTTGATGGAACAATATAGGACCCGAGCCAAAGTCAACGCGAAAACTTATAGATACAGAACGCGAAAAAAAGACCAGTGTCCAGATGATGCGGACCACGAAAAGATTGAGTCATTTTATCGCGAAGCAGAAAGATTGACCGAAGAAACCGGAATCATGCACCATGTTGACCACATTGTTCCGATTTCGAAAGGCGGTCAACATCACCATGACAACTTGCAAGTATTGACTGCAACTGAAAATTTGAAGAAAGGTAATAAATTATTGTGAGAATTTGTATATTAGGCGACTGTCACTTCGGTATGCGTGGAGACTCGATTGAATTTCATAATTACTATAAAAAGTTTTATGAAAACATTCTGTTTCCGTATCTTATCGAAAACGACATCAAAGTAATCTTTCAGATGGGAGACCTGTTCGATAGACGCAAGTTTATCAACTTCAACTCCCTGTATTTGTCGCGCCAGTATTTCTTTGACAAATTAAAAGAACATGGCATCATCATGTACACTCTGTTGGGCAACCATGATATCACCTACAAAAACACACTTGAAGTAAATTCTTCTGAATTACTTCTAAAAGATTATGACAACATCATTGTGTACCGTGATTTTGAAACACTCAATTTCGCTGGTGTGCCTGTTGATATCGTGCCTTGGTTGTGCGATGAAAATCACGAGCAATTCTACGAAATGATGAAAAACAGCAAGTCACAGATTTGTTTTGGTCACTTCGAAATTGATGGCTTTGAAATGGAACGAGGACAAGTGTTCCAAGGCGGTATCAAAAAAGAAGCATTGATTCGATATGAAATGGTACTGTCAGGTCACTTCCATCACAGGTCGGATGACGGACATATTTTCTATGTCGGCACTCCCGGTGAAATGACATGGGCAGACTATAATGACCCGCGCGGTTTCCACATTTTCGATTTGAACACGCGAGAACTGGAATTCATCCAGAATCCGTATCGTATGTTCCACAAAGTCGTTTACGATGATACCGAACAGAACATTGATTACTGGAACAGTTTCGATTTTGATGCACTGGCAGAATCTTATGTCAAAGTCATTTGCGTCAACAAATCAAATCCGTATCTGTTCGATACCGTGGTTGACAAACTGTACAAAGCAGGCGCACTAGATATTGGCATTGTCGAGGACTTCACCGAAATCGTAGATGATGAATCAGACGACCTTGTTGACCAAGCAGAAGATACCATGACGATTCTGACCAAGTACATCGACAATCTACCGCTGAATGTGAAACCTGAGAAGTTGAAAAACCTGATGCGTGAAATCTACATTGAGGCGTTGAATACTGAAAGCAAATGATTATTTTTCAATATGTAAAATACAAAAATCTGTTGAGTTCTGGTAATTACTGGACAGAAATCAAACTCAATGAAAACCAGAACACACTGGTCGTAGGCACCAATGGTGCCGGTAAATCGACCATGCTCGATGCATTGTGTTTCGGTCTGTTCGGCAAACCATTCCGTGATATCAATAAACCTCTTCTGGTCAATTCAATCAATCAGAAGGATTGTCTTGTCGAAATCGGTTTTGAAACCAACGGCAAGAAATACAAAATTGTCCGTGGTATCAAACCGAATGTGTTTGAAATCTGGCAAGATAAAGTTCTAATCAATCAAGAGTCGAACAGTAAAGACTACCAAGAAATTCTGGAAAAATCGATTCTGAAACTGTCGTACAAGTCTTTCAAACAAATCGTCATTCTAGGTTCTGCGTCATTCACACCGTTCATGCAACTGTCTGCGGCGGATAGGCGCGCCATTATCGAAGACTTACTCGGTATCACCATCTTCTCCACGATGAATGCTATCATCAAAGATAAAATGTCCAACAACAAGGACATGGTTACCGAAAAGAAACATGAAATCGGTCTTGGTATGCAGAAGTATGACCTGAAAAAACAATACATCGATGATATGCGCAAGAACACGGCAGACATGGTCGCCGGCAAGCAGAACGATATTATCACCAATCAGGGATTGGTCGAGCGTCTGCAAGCAGAGGTCATTTCGATGATGGAAGATGTCGAGAAAGAACAAAAGACAATCAACAGTAAAAGTCAAATCGAAGAGAGTATCAAAAAACTCAACAAAATGGAATCACAGGCCGAGAACCAATTGTCGAAATACCGCAAAGACATTGTGTTCTTCAATGAGTATGATAACTGCCCTACTTGCCGACAAAGTATCGAAGAATCCTTCAAGCAAGGACAATTGACATTCCTGAAAGAAAAGGAAGAAGAGTTCGTTGCTGGTTTGAAGAAGGTCGAAAAGAAACTGTTGAAAGAACAAGAAGTCCTGAATGCGATTTCGGAAGTGCAGAAAAAAGTCCAACAGACACAAATCAAAATTGCAACACACAACACATCAATTCTAGAAACCAACAAATACATCAAGAAGTTGGAAAAAGAAATTGAGGACTTGAAAGACAGTAAAAAGAGTACCGAGAAAGAAGAGAAAGAACTGGCAGAAATCAAGTCAACGGTACAGAAACAACAGGATGAACTGCGTGAACTGCTTGATGAAAAGTCCTATTATGAAGTCGCGACAACTCTGTTGAAAGACACAGGTATCAAGACCAAAATCATCAAACAATACCTGCCAATCATCAACAAGTTGGTCAACAAGTATCTCGCCGCGATGGACTTCTTTGTGAATTTCACCATGGATGAATCGTTCAAAGAAACCATCAAGTCACGACACCGTGACGAATTCGGTTACAACTCATTCTCTGAAGGTGAGAAACAACGAATCGATATGGCACTGATGTTGACATGGCGTGCAGTCGCGAAGTTGAAGAATTCCGCCAACACCAATCTGTTGATTCTAGATGAAGTGTTTGATTCAAGTCTAGATAACAACGGAACGGAATACCTGATGAATCTGTTGCATATGTTGGAAGGTGTGAACCTGTTTGTAATTTCCCACAAAGGTGACATTCTACAGGACAAGTTTGCACATACTATTAAATTTGACAAAGTTAAGAATTTTTCGAGGATGATTAAATGAGTGAGTTTATTACAATTGATACCGCAGAAGCGGTCGTAAAAAAATCCGTAGAAACCTTTGAACCGTTACCGTTGTATGATGATTCTCTTCCGTTGTTGAAGAAAGTTATGCCTGAATACACCGGCACATTCCCGAATCCTGAACTGACACTACTTGCAAAGAGATTGGCGGTGACCAGACGCAAGTTCGGTGGCATTGGTCTCTCTGCAAATCAGTGCAACATCGAAGCGCGAATGTTCGTAATCGGCACCGATGATTTTGAAATGGTGTGCATCAATCCCGAAGTTACATGGCAAAGTCCAGACGAGGCAAATGATAAAGAAGGATGTCTGTCATTTCCCGGTATGGCACTGCGAGTCAAGCGTCCTTTCACGATTGCAGTGAAGTATCAAGACCTAGACGGCAATGTTGTCGAACAGACTCTTGACGGAATCACCGCAAGATGTTATCTTCATGAGTTAGACCATATGAATGGTGTTGTGTTTACCGATAGAGTCGGTAAGACTGCTATGATGATGGCGAAAAAGAAGAAAGAGAAACTGGATAAAAAATTCGGTAGAATGATTACTCGCAATATGATGAGAGCATAATGGATAAAGAAATTGAAAAACAGTGGAAAGAATGGCTGGACCAAAATCCTGTTTCTTCTTTCAAGCACATAGAGACGGATGACCTGCACAAAGCAATCGTGGATGATTTGACAAGAATCTCCAAGATGGATGTGCGTGAATACATTCTGTACCAGAAGTGGTGCGAAATTCATGACAAGTATCCGACATCGAGAATCCGCACGGTTTTCGGTGACGATGAAGTATTTCTGCAAGACCCGTCTCAGGAAAAGATGATTAATGAAATCAAGAACAACATCTGGATTCCGAAAAGTCCCGAAGACTATTTGAATCTTGAACCTGTTCTGATTTACACCGATGATTCTGGCACACTGAAACGCACCGGCATTGACGGCGAAGAAGTCGATATCGATGTGAAACGGAACAAAGAACTACCTGAAAAGTGGAACACAATCCGCAACTTCATTTCAACGATGAAGAACAACAGCAACATCGGCCGCAATCTGAATTTCCTTGTCATTGACAACAAGACAGGCAAGTATCTCGGTGTCATTTGCATCAGTTCGGATTTTCTTGACCTGACACCGCGAGACAACACCATTGGTTGGCCGCGCGAACTCAAAACACAAGGCGGTAAGATTAATCACACCGCGATTGGTTCAACGATTGTTCCTTTCCAACCTCTCGGTTACAACTATGCCGGTGGTAAACTACTTGCGCTGTTGTGTCTATCTGATGAAGTGCAACGCCTGTGGAAAAAACAATACGGTGATGTCCTTGTCGGTGTGACCACAACTTCCTTGTACGGTAAAACAAAGGCAGGCGGTCTATCACAGTACGACAATCTCGACCACTGGTTGCCGATGGGTTTCTCAAGTGGTTCGGTGTCATTTGAACCTGAGAAAGAAACCCGTTACATGATTCGTGACTGGTTGAAAGAGAATCACACTCGCAGATATTTTGAGTGGTATGTCGCCAAGAAACCGTCTGGTCAACCGCATAAGCGAGACCACAAAAACCGTTCACAGGCGTTTGCATATTCGAAACTCAGCATTCCAAAAGAACTGATTAAGGCAGAACATCACCGAGGAATTTATTTCAGTCCGTTGTATGACAACACTTATGAATTCCTGCGCGGTGAAATCACCGAAGATAAATTGGTGAAATCGTTTGATACAAGTTATGACGCGCTCGTAAATATCTGGAAACAGAAACACGCCAAAGGTCGAATCAAACAACTGACAAAGCAGAATAAAGTTTCCTATGAAACACTGTTCTATGATGATTTGATTTACTTGTCATGGGAAGAAACAAAGGCGAAGTATCTATCACAAGTAGGCAGATAATACAAGTTTGCCTGTTAGATGGTTTACAAAATGCATATATACTAGTACAATGAAATTCTATGCGGTGGTATCAACAGTCAAGGTGTCCAACTTTGTCAGGTAGTGAGAATCTACTACACCGCTCCAATACATATAAGCCCTTGATTTTCAAGGGTTTTTTTGTGCTTGACAGGACCAACGCAATGTTGGATAATATCCATAT